ATCGCGGATGCCTCGTCAGCGGGGACAATGATCGTCCCCGTAGACGTATAAACCGGCGCAACATCTAAAGACGTTTTCGCCGGTAGGCGCTAGCTTGGCACCCAGCATCCGATGTGTGATTATGGCCAAGAAGAAAGCCATCGCCTCCATCGGAAAGCAGAGTGCTGACCCCATAGACGCAAATTTCCTCAACGGTATAGTTACACCGTTAGGGAGAGTTGCTCTGGTGCTACGGCACGCGAAGACCTGCCGGCGGAAGGCCGGACAGATTCCCAGCATGCTGTACACCAGACGAGCAGAAACGCGGTCTGAGGCTTCGGACATATCGAGAGTGGCCAAATGGCCAGTTCTAGATGCTTCCAGAGCCTTTCTGGCATTAACCGTTTGGCGTGTAAAGTTAACACGCCCTCCGGTGAAACGACCTCGCTGTTCAATTCGAGGACGTAGCCAGTTTGCAATGGCTTGCTGCATGAATTGCATGCATACAGGCTCCATAGCAATAACCCGCGGACTTCGCTGGGTCTTAGGGACAAAGACCACCTTAACGGGGGTCTCGTCCCGGGGGGCAAGCTGTGTATCAGGGCCTGATAGAGAGAGTCCCAGACCGTGGCTTCGGAGACTTCCGATGCCAAACTCGGCGTAAGGTAATTCTCTATCCAACCGTGACGGCCACGTAGGAAAGTGGAATTTTCCATTGCCTCGTACTCCTTCTACGGTTGTCCCAGGCCCATGCCTAGGACTATATTCTTCAAAAGGGTCCCCAAAGGGAGCCCCGCGAAGAATGTCGCCCCACACGATATTGCTAACACGACTAAATGTGTCTGCAAGCTCGTGATGAACGGCATGGGAACGCAGCTCGCGCTCAATGCAACGTAACCGGCCTCGGCAGCTCGTTCTCTCTTGTTACTACAGGGGAGTTTGAGCTTCTTAGCGAACAGACAAATCTGTCTGATCGCAAAGATACAATCCGAGGACGGGGACGCCAAGATAACGCCATCAGGACCGAAAACCCTCTCCATGTACCCTCCGAGAAATCGGGGGCAGCATGTTGCTTTCCGAAATGCGAA